CCATTCTTTTCAGGAATAAAAGATTATGCAATTAACCCCAAAAGCAGAGCAGATGCTGCGTAAGTTTGCCGCAGGCCTGGCGAAAGCTAACGGCCAGGTGGACACGTCGCGCTACTTCTCGCTGACCAATCCGAAAGAAACCCAGCTGCGCAATGCCCTGCTGCAAAGTTCTGAGTTCCTGCGTCTGCTGCCTAACGTGCTGGATGTGGACCAGATCACCGGCCAGGTGGTCAGCACCGGTAAACCGGGTATTTATACCGGACGTAAAAAAGACGGTCGTTTCTCTCGCGCCTTGGGTGTGTCCGGTAACGAGTACAAGCTGGTAGAAACGGATTCTGGTTCGTATCTGCCTTACTCCCTGCTGGTTGTCTGGGCGAACGCGGGCAGCGAAGAGGAGTTTTTCCAGCGTATTCAGGCATTCAGCAACGAATCTTTCGCGCTGGACATGTTACGCGTGGCGTTCAACGGTACGAGTGTTGCAGAAGACACCGACCCGGAAGCTAACCCGAACGGCGAAGACGTCAACATCGGCTGGCACAAAATCGTTAAAGACCGTTCATCTGAGCAGATTATTTCTGATGCCGTCACTATCGGTGCGTCAGGGGCTGACTTTATTGGGCTGGACGCGGCAGTCACGGACCTTGTGCACACCTGCATTTATGAGCCATTCCGCAATGACCCACGCCTGGTCGTGCTGGCTTCCGCTGACCTTATCGGCAACGACGCCACCACAATGATGAATAAGATTGATCGCCCGACTGAGAAAGTTGCCGCGCAGCTTATTGGCCGCCAGATTGCTGGCCGTACCGTGTACACCCCGCCGTTTATGCCGGAGGGTCGCCTTATCGTCACCACGCTGGACAACCTGCATATCTACACCCAGCAGGGTACACGTAAGCGTAAAGCGGAATGGAACGACGACCGCAAGCGCTTCGAGAACAACTATCTGCGCATGGAAGGTTACGGCGTCGAGCATGACGAGCTGTATGCGGCATTCGACAAAATCACCCTTGCGACCGGCGAAGTTGCACCGGGAGGGGGCGCGTAAAAATGGCTATGACCCCGTGTCAGCGACACCGAGCACGCATTAAAGCCGCAAAGGCGCTGGATAAGTGCGAAGCCCTGACGGCATCGCCGGTCAGCTTTCACATTCAAATGCTGGAACTGGAAAAGGATGTTGAACGGCTTCGCAGTCTGACACGCGCTGACCGTATGGACATGAAGCGCGATGTTCTTTTGCCGCGCTGGATGCCAACCGTTGAAGCATACCTTTCCGGTGATGCCCGCTTTGCCAATCCGGCCCTGGTTTACTGCGTGATCTGGCTGTTCGATACGGGGGAAATGGGCAAGGCGCTGGACTGGGCTGATGTGGCTATCAGTGAGAGCCAGGCCACGCCGGAAAACTTCAAAAGCAACCTGCCTGCCTTTGTGGCCGACACGGTGCTGGAGTGGGCGATCATGCAGGCGGAAGCCGGCCACAGCATCGAGCCCTATTTCAGCCGCACCTTTGAAAACATCCGCGAAAAGTGGCGTTTGCACGAAGACATTAACGCGAAGTGGTTCAAGTTCGCCGGTCTTTACCTGCTGCGCGACGAGAAGGGGCAGCCGCGTGCCACTGCTGTGGATGATGTGAACACGCTGGAGCAGGCCGACGCCCTTTTGGCCCAGGCGGCGGCGTACAACAAAAACGCCGGAGTTAAGACCATGCGCGAAAAAATCCGCGCCAGGATTAACGGCCTGACCCAGCTTTAACGACTCCCGCAAGCCGGGACGGGCGCGGGGGAGGCATCAACCATGCGGTTGTTGGCCGTGGAACCCGTTAGCCCGTTTCTATTGCAAAACCGAGGTACGCCAATGAGTGGCCCAAGTTTCAGTATCAGCGGCAAGCCAGTGACGGTGACGCCAACAGCGATCACCAACGGCGTGACATTCTGGCCCGATCTCGATCTGGCCGAGTTTCAGAAGGTGCGCACGCTGCCCGCTGATCTGCCGCCAGAAACCGCTGGCGTGGCCCTGTTGGCCGCTATTGCGGAGGTAAACGACGCGCTGGCCGACGTGGTGACGTACTGGAACGCGAAAGCCTGCGAGCGGGCCGCAGATGTACCGGGTGCAAAGATGGGCGATGAAACCCAGTTAACAGCCCAGTACAAAAAAGCGGTCTACGCCCGCGCAAAGGCCGATTTACTGGGGGAATTCGCCACTATCGGGCGGCGTGAATCGCATCCGGGGCAGGAAAGCCAGGACACCCGCGCCAGCCTGCTGGCCGAGGCGGCCAACGTGATGCGAAACATGCTGCGACAACCACGCGTTGGGGTGCATCTGATATGAGCCAGCTTGAAAGCCTGACGGCGTTTATTACGGCAAATCTGCCACCTGATGCCATGCAGATGTTTTCCAGTTCAATGGAGGATTGCGAGCTGGTACGCAACGCCAAAGCGCTGGGGAACAACCAGCGCCGGATCGGGGTGCTGACTTATACCGCCCGTTTGTCGTGGGATGACTTCCCCTACCGCAAATATTCGCCGGGGCTGATTTATGCCCTGGTGCTGGCCTGGGTGGATGAATTCGCCAACGAGCTGCGCGACGAGCTGAAGTTAGCCGATCCCACCGTGGACCCGGAGTTCGACGACGAAGGGTCATGCATTCTGGATGTGGTTGTCCCGCTGGTTGATCCGCTGGTCCTGCGCGAAGTGGAAAAAGGGCCGATCCCCTTCAAGGGTAAGAAATGGGACATCGTAAACCCCGAAATCTGGGAGGCGTCGCAACTGGAATTTATTGTCCAGCGTGGTGACGCGTCGTGATCCGTGGGGAGCTGAACCAGCAACAGCTAAAGCAGATGCGGGAAACGCTGGCAAAAGCTGACCTTCCCCCGCGTAAGCGCCAGCGCCTTTTATGGCGTATTGCAAAGCTGGGCATTGTTGCAGCGGCAAAGCGTCACCAGCGCCAGCAGGCGGCACCGGACGGTACGCCGTGGGAGCCGCGTAAGCGTGGCAAAGGGAAGATGCTAAAAGGGCTGCCCAAACTGCTGGCCGTGCGTGAAATGCCGGAGATTCAGGGGGTAAGAATTTACCTCAAGGGCGGGAACTACCGGAACGGGACGAAGCCCATTGCGGCGGGTCTGGTCGGTGCGGTCCAGCAGGACGGCGCACGGATCCAGATGAAAGCCAGTAACGCCCCGCGCAAGCCGCAGGCCGACAAACCCGCGCTACCGCGACAGGCCAAGCGTCTGCGGGCGCTGGGCTACAAAACCCGCAAGGGCAAGCGCTGGGTTAAGCCGTCCAGCAGGCAAATCATGGAAACCATGAGCATGGCCCAGGCGGGATTACTGATTCGAAAACTGAAAGGCACACCCTCAAAACGCGCATGGACCATTGATATTCCGGGGCGCGTTTTTCTGGGGGTGAGCGACGATGAATTTAACCAAATTATTGCGCGGCAAATGCAGGCAATCGGCTTCGGCTGGGACGTCAACGCGCAGCAAATCAGGGGGTAAAAATGACCTGGCCGAATGTCAACGTCAGTCAGAAAAACCGCTTCAACGGCACAACGAACGACGTCGAGCGCGTCATCCTCTTTGTGGGTTACGGCGACACTAACATCGGGAAAACCCAGTCGCTGAATACCGACAGCGATCTGGATAAAGCCCTGGGCGACAAAGACAGCCCGTTAAAAAATATGGTGGCCGCAGCGGCCAATAACGCCGGTCAGAACTGGTTTGCTTACGTGCATGTGCTGGCAGAGCCAGACAAGGAAGCCGAGGGCTATAAACCAGACGAAGACTGGATGAACGCGGTCAAGATGGCCCAGAGCGTGGCATCCGTGGAAGGGGTTTTCCTGGTATTTGATACCGACGAAGTGGCAACCATCAACCGCGCAACGGAAATGCGTATCACCTTGCAGGCTAATTATGGGCGATTTATCTGGTTTGGCCTTGCGATAGGCGGGCCGAAACAGGGCGAAGCATGGGCCGATTATGTGACGCGCCTGGCACAACTCCAGGACGGTATTGCGTCACCGGGTGTGCAACTGGTCCCGCGTCTGTGGGGCAATGAACCCGGCGTCCTGGCCGGTCGCTTGTGTAACCGTTCGGTGACGGTGGCAGACAGCCCCGCCCGCGTTGCAACCGGCGCAGTCACCGCGCTGGGGCGTGACACACTGCCGGTTGACGGGACGGGAGCCGAAATTGATCTGTCCGTGTTGCAGTCCCTGCAGGCGAACCGCTACAGCGTGCCGATGTGGTATCACGACTATGACGGCATCTACTGGGCTGACGGTCGCACCCTGGACGTTGAAGGCGGCGATTATCAGGTCATTGAAAACGTGCGCGTGGTTGATAAAGCATCCCGCCGCGTCCGTCTGCGTGCTATCCCCAAAATTGCCGATCGTTCGCTGAACAGCACACCGGGCAGCATTGCCGCGCATGAAACCTATTTCGGCAAGCCGCTGCGTGAAATGGCGATTTCAACCCAGATCAATGGCGTCGAATTTCCGGGCGAAGTGAAGCCACCAAAGGACGGTGACATCACCATCACCTGGACCAGTAGCGAAGCGGTACAGATTTACCTTGTGGTTCGACCGTATGAGAGCGCGAAAGAAATCAGCGTCAGCATCGAACTGGACACCTCACTGGAGAGCTAATCAATGACTGAACGTATTAGCGGCGGATCGTTCGATGTGAACTACGACAGCATCATGATTCACGTCGAAAACGCCACCGTCACCATTACGGACAACAGCGCCGTTGCGCAGTCGCGTGGCATCCCGAACGGCCACACGAAAGGGTCAGTTTCGGCGGATGTGGAAGTCGAAGTCGATTCCCAGAACTTTAAAAAGTTTACCGCCGTTGCCCGTGCCGCAGGTTCCTGGCGAGCCATTCCTGCAAAGGACTTTTTGTTCTACGCCAACGCCGGGGACGACGAAGAAAAAATCGAGGTGTTTGGCTGCGTTCCGACGCTGTCCGACATCGTCAACATCAACCCCAACGAGGCCAGCAAAACCACGAAGAAAATTAAATTCATGGTGACAAGCCCGGACTTTGTCGCGATTGACGGCGTGCCGTACCTGTCAGCCCGTGACACTCGCGATCTGAAAGGCTGACACGATGATGAACGGAGAAACGTCACTGCTTGAAAAGCTGTTGCTTATCGGGGCCGTGATCGGCCTGGGGCAACTGATGGTCAGCAATGAGCGAATCACAACCCGCCTGCTGGTCGGGCGGATGATTCTGGGATCTGCGGTCGCACCGCTGGCCGCAATCCCTCTGCTGAAATTCCCCGATATGCCGGAACTGGTCGTCATTGGGCTGGCCTGCGCCCTGGGCATTCTGGGAAGCGCGTTTATTGAGGCGGGGTTAAAGCGCTGCCTGGATATGTATATCAAGCGATGGGGGAGCAAGCGCAATGAAACTGAGTGAAAAACAGCAACTTTTCACGGTGATGATCGCCAACCTGATTCATTTTGCCGAAGAAAAGGGCTATCGCCTGACGTTTGGCGAAGCGTACCGCACGCCGGAACAGGCCGCGCTTAACGCAAAAAAAGGGAGCGGCATTACTAACAGCCTGCATACCCAGCGCCTTGCGGTGGATTTTAACCTGTTTATTAACGGCGAATACCAGACCGACAGCGCCGCATATCGCCCCCTGGGCGAATACTGGGAATCAATCGGCGGATCGTGGGGTGGACGTTTCAGTAAGCCGGACGGGAACCATTTCAGTCTTGAGCATAACGGGGTTCGCTGATGCGCAATTTGCTGGGTCTTTTGCTGATTCTGGCCGCTGCAATGTCAGCGGGCTGGCAGGCGCATGACTGGCACGACGCAAAGCTGAAACTCGCTGCCAGTGAAGCGGCAGAACAAACGCGCCAGATTGTTGTTGAGGTGACACAGCAGTCTGGTGAAGCGCTGGAAGCAAAACTCGCGGAGCTGAGGGCCAATGAAATTCATACGGAACGGGTTATCCGCACGGAAACCATTAAACCGGTTTTTAGCAATGTTTGTGCTTCTGATGATTACGTCCGGTTGTTCAACGAAAGTGCAGATCAAGCCGAACGAAAATTATCAGGAAAACCAGCTGGCACTTTGCCCGGTCACGTTGCCACGTCTGGCCGGACCGACCGGAAGTGACTTTGACGCGGCGCTGAAAGCCTACCGGCTGATGTATACCGACTGCGCCGCCCGACATAACGCCCTGGTGGGCATCATTCGACAACGTAAGGAATTAGCACAATGAGCAAATCGAAAAAAATCGCCATGACCGTGGCGGGCGTAAATCTGAGCTTTGAGCCGAATAAAACCGCGTTCAACAACCTGCTTAACGAAATGACCATGACCAATAAAGTTGCCCCAATGGTGACGTATCTGGGCCGCATTGTTGATGCCGAGTGTAAAGAGGCGCTCAACAAGCTGATGGAAGATTATCCGGGCTGCGAAATGCAGATCGTCGAGAAGGTTAACGAAATTTACTCCCCAAAACTTGAGATAGAAGTAAAAAACTGACGGCGCGGGTAGCGGCCATTCGCACGAATGCCATGGAGCAATACCTTGCCTTGCGCCGCTATTACCTCCCGCACGAAGACGACGACGAAGAAAGCATCGCCCGCGCCCTGTGGCTGGATGAATATTTCGCCCAGACCCGCGCCAGTAAGACGGCGGAAGGGATAGCAATCGCATTTAACGGAAACTGATATGAGCCACCTGGATTTTACCCTGAGCCTGATCGATAAGCTGACGCGGCCATTAAAGACGGCCCAGTCTTCGCTGTCTGGCTTTGCTGAAAAATCGCAGGCGTATTTTACAAAAATCGGGATTGGTGCGGCGGCTGTCTGGGGCGTGGGGCAGTCCATCGCGGGCGTGGTGGGCCCGGCGTATGAGATGAACGCCGCGCTTGCAGAAGTGGGTTCCAAAGGCGTGGCAGAGGACGCGCTGAAGCGTCTGTCCGGCGAAGCCATGCGATTCAGTATGCGCTACGGCAAAGGGGCCGTTGATGTGGTCCGGTCAAGCTACGCGATGAAAGGCGCAATGGCGGGCCTGTCCGATCTGGACCTGCCCCGCGTTACCATCGCGGCCAATACCCTGGCCGCAGGCGTCAAGGCCAGCGGCGAAGAGGCAGGCGAATACATCGGCGCGATGGCGTCACGTTTCAACGCGGAATTGTCCAGTCTGGGGCATGTGCGTTTTGCCGAAGAGCTGGCAGGAAAAACGGCGTACATGGTGCAAAACTTCGGCGTGAAAATGCAGACCATGCAGGAGCTTATCGAGGGGACGAAAAGCGCCGGTGCTGACTTTGGCGTCAGCCTGGATGAACAGTTCGCCGTACTGGGTACGCTTTCGCGCACGCTGGGTACTGAGGCCAGCGGGATCTACGAGCAGTTTTTACGCAGCGCCCCGGCTGCCGCTGAAAAGCTGGGTATGAGCTTTGTCGATGCCACCGGAAAAATGCTGCCGATGGGCGACATTCTGCAAAAACTCCAGAACAAATACGGGCAGAGCATTGAAGGGAACGTCAAGGCACAACAAGCGCTGGATGCCGCGTTCGGTGGTGGTGCTGACGTTATCAAAAAGCTGTACGGCCAGCAGGATAAATTAAACCGCAGCATCACCGAGCTGGGCCGAAATGACGGGATGAAACGCGCCCAGGAAATGGCCGAACGAATGGCTGAGCCGTGGGAACGTATCAAAGCGACATTCTTTGCCATTCGCGTGGCGATTGGTAACACGCTGATCCCTATCCTGTCGCCGCTGATGAACCGTATTGCCGACGTGGGGACAAAATTTGCCCGCTGGCTGGATATGTTCCCGAATATTGCCCGCTGGCTGGGTTACATCACCCTGGGCGTGCTGTCCTTCGGGTTGGCCGGGGCGGCGGTCAATATCGTGATGGGGGTCTTTGGCTTCACCATGACAGGGCTGGCCGCAATTGCAAAAGTGCTGGGCGGGGCATGGAAACTCCTGTTATGGACGCTCAACCTGTTGCGTCCGTCCCTGCTGACGACGCGCATCGGTCTGGCTGCATTGTGGATCCAGTCAAAATTACTGGCGCTGTGGACGGGCGTCTGCCGCATCGCGCTTGCTGCATGGAATATCGCGTTAAAGGCCGGAGCCATTGCCATGCGGGTTTACGGTGCGGCGACCATGTTTGCCGGGGCGGCAATGCAACTCCTGATGAGTCCGATCACCCTGATCGTTGCCGGGCTGGCACTTCTGGCCGTGGGGGTCTGGTACGTCATCACCCACTGGGAAGAACTGACCGCCGCGCTGATGGACACAAAAGCCTTTGAATGGGTAATGAATGTTGCCAGACAGGTGGGGCAGGTCTTTGCCGATGTCTGGGCTTCTATCACCGATGGTTTTACGTCGGCCTACAGCTGGATCGTGGAGAAGTTAAACAAACTGCCCGGAGTGAATATCGACGTAAAAGCCGATGTGCCTCAGTCAGCAATCGCCGCCAGTGCAGCTGCAGCACCGCCAAAAATGACCGGCGCACCTTTGCTGACAGGCGGTCAGATTAATGCAGACATCCCACGCGGCGGGCTGATGAGTCAGGTTAAATCCGACAGCAAGACCGCTGTTGATAACCGTAAAACATGGGGTGACACCTATATCACCGCCCCGAATGGAATTACCCCGGCCCAGTTGGCTGAATGGCAGGAGCTTAATGCAGGATGAGTACCGAACCGCTATACATCGACCTTATGATCACTGACGGCGATTTCACGCTGGACAGTGGCAACGAGCCGCGCCGCTGCGATAACCGCGATAGTATCACCCAGGACATTATTCACAGCATCCTGGAAAGCGGTATCACCACCCGCCTGATCGGTGAACGCAGCCCGACAATGCGCGGTGACGTGCTGACGCAGTTGTCCTTACTGGTGGAAAGCGACGAACGTCTGGTCCCCGGTACCATAGTGATCACCGAAGAAACTCTTTCGCGGTTGTATGTCACGGCGGAAACCTATGATTTCGGCCCTGTCAGTACAGAGGTTAGCTATGACTGAGAAACCCGACGTTGATTTCGAAAAGGTACTGAATGACAGCGGGATGCCCGCGACAGAGGCCGAAATCACGGCGGCATTTAAAGCCACCGTGCAGGCGGAAGGGTTCGTAACAAACACGTCGAGAATGTCACCTTTCTGGCGGCTGATTTCGAAGATTGTCACAACGCCGGTGTTATGGCTGCGGTCGGTGTTGATCAATGTGGTCCTGCGCAATATGTTTGTTGCGACTGCCACTGGTCCCATGCTGCGCCTGCTGGCATGGGCGGTCCATATCGTGCCTAAACCGGCCAGTGCTGCTGCTGGTGAGTTGCGTTTCTACAAGCTGAATGCGGCGGATGTGGTCGTCGTGCCTGCCGGAACACTGGTGCAAACAGAGCGCATTAACGGCGTGGTTTACGTACTGGCAGTGAATGAAGACGTGACGCTGCCTGCCGGGGTGGAAAGCGGGCTGGTTCCCGTCACGGCGACCGGCACCGGCAGCGGCTATAACCTTGCGCCCGGCTATTACCGGATCTTACCTGTTGCAGTAGCCGGGATTGCCAGCGCGGTCAATGAGGACGAATGGCTGATTACGCCAGGGGCTAACGAGGAAAGCGACGACGAGCTGCGCGACCGCACCCGCAACCAGTTTAATCTGGTGGGGAATTATCACTCTGACGCTATCTACCGCAGCATGATTGCCAGCGTGCTGGGCCTGAGCGTTGATCGCATCTACTTTTTGCACGATGCCCCGCGTGGGCCGGGTACGGCAAATGCTTACCTGTTGCTGGACAGCGGCGAAATATCACAGCCCTTTATTGATGCGGTTAATGACTATGTGAATACCCAGGGCCACCACGGACACGGTGACGATCTGCAGTGTTATGCCATGCCTGAAACCAGCCATACCCTGGCGGTAACGGTCTACGTCAGGAGCGTGGAAAACATGGAAGCGGAAGACCTGAGCGCGTTAAAAACCGGTATTACCGACCTGATTCGTTGCGCGTTTCGCGAGAACGCCAATTACGACGTTAAAAAGACGCAGCCCTATTCGCGCTATTCCTTTTCGAATCTGGGTCGCGAGATCCATAAGGCTTTTCCGGTTGTCGATTCACTGAGTTTTTCACTGACGGATATTGTCAGCGAGCTGTCAGTCCCGCGCCTGTCAGGCTTAACGGTTGAGGTTAAAAATGACTGATTTCGCGAAGTTGCTTGCTGGTCTGAAATTGCCGTCGTGGATGAACAAAGGCGACCCCGCCAGGCTGCTGCGTGCCTGCGTGAAGTTCTGGGCGCAGGTGTATGGGTGGATCACCTGGCCGTTAAAGCAGTTTGACCCATTGGTCTGCCCGGAGCCGTTGTTAAATCTGATTGCCTGGGAGCGTGACATCGACCGGTTTAAAGGGGAACCACTCGACGTCTACCGCAAACGGGTGAATTACGCATTTATCAATGCGCAGCAGGCCGGAGAAGTGGCGGGATTTATTGCCATTTTTGAGCGACTGGGGATTGGTTACGTTGAGTTGCTGGAAAGGCAGAACGGTCTTGACTGGGACGTTATTGTCGTTCGCGTGACAAACAACCAGATTGCTGAAAATGGCGATCTGTTACTGGAAATCATTCGTAAATACGGGCGCACATGTCGCCGTTATCGGTTTGAAGTGATCACCGCCCTGCCAATGAATATCAATATTGGCTGGTATCAGGGAGATTATGTTTGCTGGCCAGCCACCCTGGGCGATGTGAACAACCAGTCCGAAGCAACGTACAGCGCAAGTTTGAAGTAGAGGAAAGACCTATGTCACAGGCCGTTATTACAAAATTATTTTCAGAATGGAAAGCCCAGCAGGCAATTAATAATCAGCCCGTTGTGCTGGATGAATTTATTTTCGCGTATATTCCGGGGCTGGATACCGATAAGCCGATTGATAATACCGAGACAATACCCGCAGCGGATAAAATTGTTGATCGCCTGCCGGTAAGTAAAACCGGCGTTGTGAATGAAAATTCTGTCGTTTATTCCGTCACTATGGGGGCGGATGTGGGTGATTACGATTTCAACTGGATAGGGCTGGCAAATAAAGCCACCGGTACACTGGCGATGATTATTCACGCCCCGACCCAGCGCAAAATAAAAAATGCGAACGGCCAGCAGGGAAACGTGCTGGTTCGTTCCATGCTGATGGAATACAGCGGAGCCAGGGAAGCAACGGAAATTACCACCCCGGCAGAGACATGGCAGATTGATTTCACTGCCCGTCTGGCGGCAATGGATGAACGCCAGCGCCGGGAAAATATCGATCTGTATGGGGCTGCTGCATTTTTTGATTCGGGCTATTTGGTCGCAAAGTCCGGCAATCAATTTTTTGTCACAAAGGGGGGCGGATACGTTGCCGGGCTGCGTGCTGAATTGCCCGCAGACCTGAACATTACCGCATCTGCGAAGCCGACAAAGGTCTGGCTTGATGTCAGCTGGACCGGGACGTTAACGAGCGAATGGGCAGTACAGAGCAAAATTACCGTTGCGACAGATCTTGCCGATTATGCGCTGGGCGGAGTGCAGCATTATGTCTTTGCGGTGGCGAGTATTGATGCTGCCGGAAATATAACTGACCTGCGCCCGAAAGGATCGCTGAATGACCAGGCGGCCAGTGATGCGCTAAAAAAACATGAACAGTCCCGCAATCACCCGGATGCGACAACGAGCGAAAAGGGGTTTACGCGCCTGAACAGTGCGGCAGACAGCGCCAGCGAAACGGAGGCAGCAACGCCAAAGGCCGTCAAAATCGCGATGGATAATGCGAGCGCGCGACTGGCAAAAGAACGTAACGGCGCAGATATCCCTAATCCGCCTTTATTTGTCCAGAATATTGGTTTACAGCCCACGGTAGATAAAGCCAACAATTCGGTCAATAAAACTGGAGACACGATGACCGGAAATCTGTGGTTGTCTGAGTCTGGTGTATCAATCAGGACAATAAGTGGTGACAGCCCGCAGTTCTCTATCAATAACATTGCATCGGGTGCTGACTTAAACATAGACCTCCTGGGGGCAGAAGCTCGTATCTTTGGTAAAGGTTCTGGTTCTGGACCAGTTAAAGTAGCGACGTTTAATCTAAATAATGGCACCTTTTATGTGCCCGGACCTCTAAAAGCTGGGGAATCCGAACTTCATTTGGATGGCAACGTTTATGGCTCAGCATGGGGTGGCTGGCTTAGTAACTGGCTGAACACCAAGCTTAATGAACGCGCAACGGTTGATTGGGCAAGTCAAAACTTTGCAACGTATAGCTGGACAACGCAAAATTTTGTGCAAGAGGTATCACTTGGTGCGGAAGTATTTTATGACCAGACAGGTGGTATATTTACGTGGACATTTAAGGCACCCCAGGGATGTACCATGACGGGGCTTATGGCTCGTTATACTGGCAGTAATTCTGCGCATAATATTGGTGGGCTTTATTACAAGCCAATTCAGCGGTTCAAAAATGGTATATGGGTAACTATATCGGGGTGAAATGATGAAGCTTATTAATTTGCAGCGCTATATTCCAGAAGATTTATTTTTAGGTGAAGGGATTCAGTATTTTATCGATGCCACAGGTAAGGACTGGTATAAGTCATTATCGAAATTTACAAAAAAATATAGCATTGCCATCGAAAATGATACGGGTGTAATTCGAAGTATTAGTGAAAACACCGACAGGCTCTATCCTGTGGGATTGACGGTTGTTGATGTTGACAGTATTCCTGATGGTTGTGACATTTTTGGCGGGTGGGTCTTTGATGGAAAGAAAATTATTCCCCGAGTCTATACCGCAGAAGAGTTGCAGCAACAAGCTGAATCAAAGAAAAAAACACTTATTACAGATGCGGAGAATGCTATTACACCACTTTCCAGAGCTGTAAAGCTGGGTATGGCAACAGAGAAAGAAACATCAATGCTCGCTGAATGGGAAAAGTATTCCGTACTTCTGAGCAGAGTTAATACCAATAAACCACTGGAAATTTTCTGGCCGGAGATCCCGGATTATGTGGCGTGATTCAATTATCAAAATAGCCGATGAGATGTCGGCTCTGTCCTGTTCCATTATTCCCGCGCATCCCTGGGTTTACGGGCTGGGGCAGAACACCGATTCAGGCGGTTATCTCAGTCCGGCCAATGCGTTGGGATACCTTGCTAAAAAGCTGTTATCCGGTGGCGGTAGCGGTGATGTCATCGTCATGATGGTGGCGGAGAATACCCACGATGCTTTTATGCAGGGGCTGAATAAACTGTCCACCGTATTTCCGGCCCCCGTATTTACGCAGGTAAGTCGCATGGCGGCAGCGGCCGCAGAACTCAGCACGGTAAAAATGCAGTTGCCGGTTAAAGCCAATGTATTGCCAGCCAGTGCGCCGTTATCAGTCTTAACCAACCGGCTGGCGCTGAATGCCCAGCGAGTTGCCGCCGCGCAGCTGGCTGCCGCAGTCAGTACCACCACAACAGAACTAAAAAACCAGGTTACGGGATTTATTCAGGAACGGGCCAGTTTGCTGGCCTCACTCAGCCAGGGACTTGACGACCTGAAAGCCGCCAGCGCGAATATTTTTTCATTCAGTTACAGCGGGAGTTATGCCGTTGCTGCCGCTGAATTGCTGAAAGGCATCCCGCAAACAACGGCAGTGCATACCGCCGCGATGATGTTTATCGGGGATTCGTTATCTGACTTAGGGAAGATGCTACATGAGCCAGACCGCATTACTCGCGCTTGATGGTGAAGGGATCGCCATGCAGAACATGCTGGTTTCACCTTCCATGCAGTTTCAGGAAAAGGACCAGTCGGGCCAGACATCGAGCACGGCCAATGCTGAACAGGGTATCAAGGCCAAAGAGCTGCGCGTATCGGGTCTGGTGACATTCGACGACGAAGCCGTCTTACAACGGCTTTTCCAGCTGGCATCCGCAACCGAAGCCAGCGGCGCACTGAAAAAGTACCGCGTCGCCAATGCGACGGCGACGGCTATCAACCTTCGTGAAGCCACGTTTACCGGTCAGATTGATGCCGTACCGCAGGAGGATCGCCTTGCCTGGCAGGTAAGTTTCACCCTGCGTGAAAAAGGCAGCGTCCCGGAAAAACGACAGGCCCGAAAAGGCAACGCGACGGCCAGCACCAAGCAAACAGGGGCAAAGGGCGCGGGTCCGGCTGCCGGAGCTGATGAGCCAGCCGACAAAATGAGCTGGTTTGAAGAAAAGGTCTTAAAGCCGGTCAACGATGCGCTGGGGTAATTAAACGATGAAACCAATTAAACGCCTGTACCTTTCCTCTGATCCGGTCCATCTGATTGACTGCAATATCGTGCTGGAGCTGAACGCGTGCGGTCGGGGGTTTATTACTGCGGGGACAGAGACAGATTACACCGGCAAAATGGTTCGGATCGATGTTGGCTATGACGGTCTGGTCCTGCGCTGGTTTACCGGGTATGTCGAACGGTCACAGCCTGCTGATAATGGAACATGCCGGTTGTTCGTGCGTGAGCTGGTCGGCATCTTTGATAAATTGTGGCCGTGTTCTTTCCAGCATCCAACGCTGCGCCAGATTACTGACTGGATAAGTGAGCAAAGCGGGCTGACCGTCACAACGCCGGTCGGCGCTGCTTATGCAGATAAACCGATCCCCCACTTTACGCACAGCGGCACGGGCTATCAGCTTCTTGCCAGTCTGGGCCGTGCATTTTCAGTGACGGATTATCTTTGGTATCAGCTGCCGGACGGGGATGTCTTCGTCGGCGCTGCGGAGCACAGTCTTTTTGCGGGTAAACCAGTGGAGATCCCGCACGAATTTAGCCAGGAATCGGCAGGCGGAAATTCAATGGTTGTGCCCATGATTCAGAGCCTGCGCCCGGGTGCTGAGGTGAACGGCCAGCGACTGAACCAGGTCCGGCTAAATAACGACGACATGGCAATCACCTGGCTGCCCCGTAACAAAGCCAACGGCCAGCCATTGCAAAAATCACCTATTCAGCGGCAGATTGAAAACGCATTCCCGGAGCTGGCAAGCGGCCTGCATCTTCCAAAATTCGCCAGGGTGGAAGCGCCAAGCGAGGATGTTTCAGGGGGGGATATTGCCGATCCATTCCGCCCGCGCTATGCCGTGGATCTCCAACTGCTTGACGAAGACGGCAAGCCAGCTGCAAATACGCCGATCTATTCTGCCGTTCCACTACCTGTGCCAATGGCGGGCAGCGAGTCGGGAATGTTTCAGTTTCCGCCCCCTGGCACGCTGGTTGAAGTTGGGTTCACTGAGGGGCGGCAGGATAAGCCCTTTGTGCGTCAGATTATGGCGGAGGGTCATAACCTGCCAGCGGTTAAACCCGGCGAGCAGTTGCAGCAACAGCGCGATGGTGTATCGCAGCGCGTGACGGTTGCCGGAGACTGGGAACGCCAGACGGACCAGACA